GCAAGCGACATCGATGCTAAGGAAGGCACCTCCGATGTGAAGCTTTCCCAACTCAAAGCACACTGCCTTTCGATGGCTGAGCGATATCGCCCGTTGGTGTTCGCATGAGCCCTATCCTCCGCGCAACCCTGCAAGCCGGCATGGTACGCAACCTTTGCCAAGACCGGGTAGAAATACACCGCTTCACGCTTACCGAAGACGGCAGGGGCGGTGCTACTGAGACATGGCGCAAGGTTGCCGAGTACAACGCTAGGCTAACCAACCAGAGCGACACAGAATCTATCGTAGGCGGTGGTATCCAGTCATCTGCACAGTGGACTTTGATTGTCGCTGTTAGTGCTGACGTGATGCCGCAAGACCGGGTTTACCGGGTGGGTGATGATGCCCGCTATTACGATGTCATCGGGACAGACTTTGGACAGACTGAATTATTGGTACAGCACGTAGGACTAGTGGAGCGGACATCATGACGGCAGAGGCGTGGGTTCCTATCGGCATACAAGCCTTCATAACCGTTACTAGTATCGGTGCCGCATGGGTGGCTATACAGGTCAGGTTGACGCGCCTAGAGACTCAGGTGGCACACATCATCTCGACACTCGATGGACAACAGCAGGAAGTGCGCCGCATCGAGCAACGGCTCGGTAAACTTGAGAACAAGGTCAGCGCTTTGGAGGCGATCATACAAAGATGAACAGCATCAGTATCAAAAGACTCGTGGTCGTTGTGATCGTGGCTTTTACAGCTGCTTTTACCAGCGTTTTCGGCGATGGCATCAGGACAAGCGAAGCACACGACATCAGCGAGCTCGGCGCAGTGCTGGCACTGTACGGGAGCAAGGCGGTAGCGGCGGGTGTCTCCGCTGCGGTGAGTTCTGTGCTGGCGTTCCTCACGATGCCGTTCAAGGGTACGAATGCGAACAGCCTGAAGGTGGGCAAATGAACCTGCAAAACTTCCGCATTGAAAAGGAACCAGCACCATCAACCGACTGGCGTGTCTTTGGTGATATCGAAGATGACAACGGGAACATCATTGGCACGTTTGGACCTAATGGGACATCGGTCAATCAATGGTGGGTACAACAGGACGAAGCATTTCAGGCTGGTATCGTCAATGAATTTGCTACGATTATGGCACAAGAGATTACCAGTGGAGATGCCGAGTAATGGCTACCTATTACGTTAGAACTGACGGAAGTAACGCTAATACAGGCATTGGCCCTGCTACTGGTCAAGCGTGGCAAACGATTGCCAAGGCTATAACATCGGCAGTGGCTCCGGGTGACACTATATACATTGCACCGGGTATTTATCGTGAGCCGGGATTGGCTCCGACTTTTACAAATCCTTCAAGTAATGCTCAACGCATTTCATACATTGGAGACACGTCATCAACGCAATTTACAGGTGTTAGCCAAGGCCCTGTAATCATTACAACGTATGCGACAAATACATCTGGGCCTACTACCTATTTGTTAAACTGGAATAAAGATTACACTACATTTGAAAATATATCTTTCATTGGGTATATGTCCAGAAGTGCTCCTGTATACGGTTCCATGATTTATTTGACGTGCGTTTACCCAATATTTACAAAATGTTTGATTCAGCAGACTTCAACATCTACGCAGAATCACGGCATTCACTTTATGGCAACATATAACGTTCGTGGTCCAGAAATTCGTAAATGTGTATTTCTGAATACAAACGTAATCATACAAGGCACTGGTACCGCTGCTGGTCAATGGGATTCACAGACTCGTGTTGAAGACTGCATTTTTCAAGTGAATAACAGTTTCTTTAATATGGAGGGAGTACGTATATATTCCGATCCAGCGTCTACGCTTGGTGGAGTAACAGTCAATAACTGTTATATTTCTGGTTATGCTGGCGTAGGTGTAATCAATCAAGGTTCAAGTACTTACCCTGCGATTGTCCAGAATAACTATATAGAAGCATCCAATGTAGCTTTAACCGCAGGGGCAACAAATCAAATGACACAAACGTATAACGTGTTATTTGGAAGCATTACCCGTACAAATGTAAGTTCGTCTGTAACGTCATATGAAAATGCATTTGCATTCAAAAATGGAGACATTTCAAGAATACAAGGATGGGCCAACTACCCATTTGTCGCACCTATTACAAGTCAAGGTTTACAAATCAATACAGGTATAAACACACTTTCTCCTGCTACTGACATTTATGGCGTAACGTGGAACACGCCAACCACACCAACTATTGGAGCGGCTGAGTTTAACAGTTATGCTCCTCCAAGTACATACATTCCTACCGAACGGAACGCGTCTACTATCACAATCGCCCCCGCCAGCACATCACAAAGTATCGAGTTGTACTTAGGTGTAATAGGATTGACGTTTGCATCACCTAGCCTATCGGCATACTACGTTCGCAACCGGGAAGCACCGGTGGCTATCACGCTGGTCACGCAGACACCTACAGGCGCGTGGACATCTGGTGGCTTTGCAGAGATATCGTCGAGCCTCGTGCCGGGCGTGTATCGTTTGGATGTTCCCGATGCTGCTTTTGCCGCTGGTGCATCTGATGTCACGATTGTCGTCAGAGGTGCTTCTGGTACGAATGGAGCAGTCTTGACCGTTACACTTTCAAGTGGTGGCTTGACGGCAGCGCAGACAGCCGCAGCGGTCTGGGATGCTTCACGCTCTGCATATGCAACGGCTGGCACGTTTGGTGAGTACGTCAATGTGAACGTCAACTCTGGCGCTATCGCTGACGCTGTCTGGGACGAAGCGCGATCAGGACACACAACGGTAGGCACGTTTGGCCAGTACGTTAATGCCGAGTTGGTTACTCCGGTTACATCAGCCGCTCTGGTACGCATGGGGCCGTTTGAGGTACGGGCTGATGGCTTGGGCGCTTCTGATCCGCTGGACATCCAGACCGGCGCACAGCACGGCATCGATGTTCAGTGTGTAGACAACAATGGCGCCGGGATTGACATCACCTCAGCAACGGTTACTGCTAAGGTCTACAACTCAGGCGCTACCTTGGTAGACACGTACGCCTGTACGGCAACCTATGCAGCTGATGGCAGGGCAACGTTTACGATTGACACGACGGTGACTAACACTCCAGGCACTTACACGGCAACGATTACACGCACCACAGGGGCAAGTGATACGCAGGTCTTTGGGCCACTGCGCATCTATGTGAGGGACATCTAATGGCACTTATCTTTGATTTGACTGAAGACCCTCAGCAGGTCGTGCAAGTCTCCGCATGGGTCGGTGACTGGCACAGTTACGTGGTGCGCTTGGTGGATGAACTGGGAAGCCCGGTAGACATTACGACCGGTACGCTTGGTGCAACCTTCACCAACATCCAGACCGGGGCATCGTATACGTTCCCGTCTGGATCGGTTACCTTGACCAAGCAGTACAGCGCACAAGGCATCCTTAGCGTTCTCAACCCTGCTGCTTACGCAACAGCGGCAGACATCCGGCTAACGATTTCCTTCACGGTGTCAACCACGGTGCGGCGCTTTGGGCCTTTACAGATACAGGTGCTGGCACCATGAGCGTAACCGTATCCCTGAAGACTACCGGTATAGATCAGTACAAGCGCAACCTGACAAAGATAAACAAGATCGTGGGTAAAGCTGCGGCTGATGTTGAAGCCACGGCAAAGCGAAGCATCAAGACAAACAGCGGTAAGTTTCGTGAGTATGAAAAGGGGCATTGGTCAAGCCCTCCAGGCTCACCGCCAAACTCTGATACTGGCTTCCTTGCAAACAGCATCATGCACCGGATGCTGACGGCTACAAGCGCCGAAGTGTCAGCGATGGCAAAGTATGCCGTACCGCTTGAACTTGGATGGACATCGAAGGGCGGCAACACCGTACCGCCGAGACCGTTTCTAGATCCAGCCTTACAGCACGTAAGACCGGCATTTGTCAAAGCGCTAACCGTGGTGCTGAAGGGTAAGTAATGGCATACGAACCGGCAGTGATTGAGCAATGGATCTACGAGACTCTGAGCGGTGATGCTACGCTCTTGGGTTTACTTGCTCCTAACAATGAGCCTAACGGCTTCCAGATGGGCATCTATAACACCGTAGCCCCGCAGACCGACCCAATATCCCGAAGGCCGGTGCAGGTGCCTTATGTGGTGTTTAGTCGAGCTGGT